CCCGTGTGTTCTTGAAAGAATTTTTTGATAGAGGAAATCTCCTCACTCCCACCACCAGAAGTATCGATATAATTATAAATAGGTTGAACGACTGTTTTGTTGATAGGTTGAGTAATAGTCTGATTTATCTTATCCTTTGCATAACTCTCGACGGCTTCAGATACAATATGCGTAAATAGAATAAATGTACACAGTGACATAATAAGTTTGCGGTCAAATTCGCTAAACTTGTTTCCCCCAAGAACAATAAACCTGGGATTATACCAAGATACTGGATTGAAACGAATTATTAATATAATTACCGCTACATACAATATCGTGTTTCTTAGTACAGGAATGTATTCTGGAGTAGTATTATAAAATCCAAATAAAACAATAGCGTATGTCACATAGAATAATATGTCAAAGTATTTGTAATAACCTACATATTTATTAAATACTGGCATGACCATACTACGAAACCCATTTATAAGTACTAATGCAATATCCTCGATCGATTTCTTTAATGTTTCCATTTGTAAATAGTATATATACTATTGTTTTACTTTACTTTATTTATCCATCAAGGTGTGTTTTGTCGCCATTATCGTTGTCAGTATTAACTGTATCAGTTACATAAAAATCGAGCAACCTAGCACTTGGGTCCAGTACATCTTTGCAGAATGGATGTCGCCAGTAATATGGGATCGTTTCACCACGCATATCATATATAGTTTCGAATACCAGTCTATAATAAAAACTCTCCTTGTCATATGGAGGATTATATAATTTGTACAAGTAATGATTCTTATTATTGAAATCTGCATCAGATACAATACTGTTTGTATATTCTTTAATCATCTGGATCCAACTTCGCCCATTCTGACTGCTAACCCCATCGCTAAACGCCTCCTTTCTACGCCACAATACATCATCGGGCAATAATCCATCATTCTGAAATGCCTTACGAATCAGATATTTTTCAATACGACCGCCACCATTCTCTCTTCCCGTTGTACTCATGTCATAAAACCGCTTAAATCTTGCAGGAATACGCATAACATAATTCAAGAACGCTTTATCTGCAAACGGCACTCTAGCTTCAAGCCCAGCACCACTTATGCTTTTATCGGAACGAAGAAGATCAAAGAATCGCACGTCACGTATCATTCGTTCATTTTCGCATTTAAATTCTGTATCAGTGGGTGCTTTCAGAAACCCTCGATATGACCCGAAAATCTCATCTGACATATCACCGCAATAGATAACAACGTCATCAGTTTGTTGCTGGATGTATTTACTTACAAGGTAATTACCGACAGATGCACGAATTGTAGTGGTGCAATAGCTTTCAGTTTGATAAATCGTATCTCGAATTGCATCCAAAAATTCACATTCCGAAATGACAACTTCGTGGTGGCAAGTTCCCAAATACTCAGCTACACGCCTCGCCCAATGTAAATCGACCGAACCCTCTAATCCAATACTATATGTATTTAATGTTCTATCGGGTGACCGAATCTTTAATTCTCTTGAAACAATAGCTGTAATGAGTGAACTATCCAAACCACCCGACAATAAACACCCAACCGGACGTTCGCTCATTAAACGCTTTGTAACTGCAGTCGTAAATAGATCGCGAATATTTTCACAAATTTCAGTTTCGATGGCGGCTGTATTACTATCATTTATGGAGATATCGACACCATTCTCAATACAATGAATATCCATTGGCGGATACGTATATCTTACTCGAAGAGTCATGAGTTGACGTTCAAGTATACCATAATGCATCGGACGTGACGATGGTGATCCCGATACCAGACGATTATCTTGTGCAGTACAGCAGATCATTGCATATTCATAATAAGACTTGAAGACAGTCGAACCATCTTCACTATCCACTCCAGAATATTCCATATAACACCCTGCTGGAAATTGTATAATTGTATCACATATTGAATGAATAGACTTCATCTCACTTGCAACACAAATACCGAAATGATCACGATTTAAAGAAACACATACTAAATCTGAATGTTCGACTCCATAACACCCGTCGTGTCGAACCACTCCAATATATAAAGACCGAACACCTATCGGATCTCTGGCAACAATCGTGACGTCATTCTCATAATCGTACAATACAAACCCAAAAACCCCATCTAACCGACGCAGAGTTTCATAGATACCGATTTTCCGATACAGGTGAATAATAATTTCACAATCAGATCCACTCTTATATTCACCTTCTAAATCAAACTCTGCAATTAAATGACGGAAATTATAGATTTCTCCATTACAAATCAGGCGGCACTTTTTCATATAAAAAGGTTGATCGGCGGTTGGGTCCATACCATTAATAGATAAACGATGAAACCCCCATGCACGAGTTGTATCATTTATGAATGTTGATTTATCCGGACCACGATGTGCTGTCAATACGAACTGCTCCTGTAGGTATTTTAATTGAGAAAGCGATACCTTTGAAACTGTTTCGTAATAAAAAATACCGCACATGATAACTGTATAGTAAAATATATTGTATTGTTTAAGTTATTATATTGTTCATGATATCAAACCATCATGCAATAATTGCGTTATAATATATTTGTAATGTCATATTGAGTATGATATACTACTGCTTTACGGTGCAGATATATCCTGATGACATTATAATTATAATTATAATTAATATTTTACAAGTAATAATATATTTTCACATAATAGAATACATACTATTATCTGACTATTATTATAATGGAAATATACGGTGTAGTAAATGGTGCATATTCAAACCATCATGATCGACTAGGAGAAATTAATGACCGTATCCACTCGAGAATTAAGCCATCTGCAATTATGCAGCCTGCATTTAGTATGCGACCGTCTTCATCAAAATATGCAATGATGCCAATTTTAGAACAAAGGCCGGTTCCAACAGTCGCAATTCCGTCATATCAGCAATTTACGACCGAGACGGTATTTAATCCTGGAAATGCAAAAGCACCGTGGCGTGGATGGGCTGAACGTGTTAATTTAGAGTCGTCTATGCGTAACCAATTTTTCGCTCTTCAGCGTAATGACCGTGCCGAATATGTACCGAACTCAACAAGTGATTTATATCAAGTGACAATAGATGCTCGTGATGTAATACAGCCCAATCCATATTTGTTTGATAATGGAGCTGATAATTTCGCACCGATGAACCCGAATCCGGACAATTTAGGAAGAATGACTTTTGAAAATTCGACGCGGTTTCAACTTCGTACATTAAACTGTACGTATGACGGGTTCTGTACCGGTGAAGGTGGCCCAACAGTAGAACCATTCACCAATTATGTTCCGGAAGAACAGTTAAAAAAGAAACAAAAGGAGAAGGAACAGCAGCAGCAGCAGCAGCATTCTTTTAATACTGAGGAGGGGTTTACTTCAGGTAAACGTAAAGAAGGTGCAACATCTCAAATGAAATTACCAAATGCGACAATTACATCAAATGCCACCGAGCTTTTAACGATGCGACAGCGTCGTAGTTAACAACATGATGATTTCGATGATGAATACGGATAATTGAGATGCGATGCGATGCGGATTTATGATATTATACATCTATATAATTAATAATATAATATCATACGTGAAGAATGGACGCTTCTTTTTCATCAGTTACGCCATGGAACGATTTTAATGAATATACGCTGACATTAATGTCAAATCGATCCCAATATGGAAAATACATGAAGTCGAATGGAGGTACTGATGCCGATAACAGTCACCACTATAACGCCACATTTCGCAAAGAACGCCGCTATTATAAAAAACGAATCATTGCATTGACAAAAGATCTATTCAGCAAAAAGTGCGAGGATAAAGATGTCGTTGAACCATTCAATGAATATTTGCGATGCTGTATTAAATATCTTAAGTTTAAAGATATGGCTGAAATCGTTCAAGAGGAACATACTGCAGATATAACTGCAGAGGAAGTATTGCAGAAACGAATCGATGATAAAAATGAAGACGATGCTGCATACGCCGGTAATGAAGACGATGTCGCTACCATAACACAGATACCGATTGCAGACTTGTCAAAGATAAATAAGCTCTGTATGAACCCACGTGAATTGTTCAAGCCAAGTTTAGATACATTTATTACTGTAATCGAGCAGCCACCCCCGAAATTCCCCCAAATACGGGAGTTTAATCTTGATATGAAAAATAATGCGGAAAAGAAACAAAAAAAGATTATAAAACATTAATTCGAATACTTGGCCGACCATTCATGCAGTAATAATAATATAATTATTTCTCCGGTTGAAACAAAATCACCAACGCATCATTCAAATCAGTAACTGAGTAGTTATTATTGTGAAACATTTTTGTTGGTGCGAGTATGAACATTTCGTGTCCTGTCAACGTTTCGGTGGACGAAGTCGATGAGTGCAATGCGTCAATATCATAGAATGACGTGTCATTATGAAACAGTTGATTCGCCTTTTCGTCGGAAATAACGAGTCCGATGAAATCCGAAGAGACGCAAGCTTGATGATGCAAGGAATGCGAACAGGTCACCAAGTTCGAAATGTAACGCATGATGGTGTGCGTCAAATCAGACACAAATTTAGTCTGAAGCGTCATTTGCTGGTCATAACCAGCGTTAGCCACCGGACACATAATTGTAACTAGGTTGAACACATGGTAACACGCCGTTTTGTTGTTATACAAAATGTAACTGGTAATATAGGGGTTAGTATATGATGGGTCAGTGACAGTCAAGCGATATGCGTATCGTGTAATCGATGATACTGGATTGATACATTGGGGGCGGGGGTGAATATTTGAGACAGACAGTGCAGTCAATGCATCGGCAGCCTCGTTGGTGGCGTGATCGACATCGTGATCGACATCGTCATCGCATTCGTCATTATTCACAATCATATTCTCTTCGTCATCATCGACTTCGTCATCATCGACTTCGTCATCATCGACTTCGTCATCATCGACTTCGTCATCGGGATTGTTATATCTAACACCACGACGGCGAGGGCGATACGATTTATATGTTCGAATACTTGATTCAACGAACGATGATGTAGAAAACCCGACTGCGGATGATGCTGATTCACCATCAGACCTTACTCTAGGAACACGTGATCTCGTAGATGATACTGATACTGATACTGAAGACGACGCAGATGACGATGACGGAGTCGAATTTTTAATAGAAGAACGAGTGCAAACAACCATCGAAAATGAATACGAATGATATTATATAATTCCGTTTAATGATAATCAATTTTTTATGACATATTATATATATAAGTATTTCGGTATATATACAATACAATAGAATACAATACAATGAATCAAAACATAGAAGAAGATCCCGATAAACATAAACAGTCAATAGAAGTAGTACCACAACCCAATAACAAATCTAAAGATTTCAATGATGTTACATGCGCACCTCGCGAACAAGCGGCAGCTCAAAATGACTTTTCGTGCTATTCCTCGAAATCTCTCGAGAAGTTAAAAACGCTTTGGAATAAACGCCATCCTGATCAGAAGATCGTAGATACAGATCCTCGTGCGATATGGGCGAAATTAAAGACGAATATGCAAAATGTGTGCCATCAGGAGGCGTGTTGGTTGCGTCAGAGTTTTGCCTCATCCGGATTAGATGACGAAATGATAAAATACACATTTGCCCCGCAGGCACCTGAAGAGTGGAAGAAGAATCCACATGAGTGGTTATCGAGTATAGATATTGCAAATGCATTGAAACAGTACGAACATGCGGTTCCGTCATTTCTATTTATTGGGCCATCACCGGTAGATTATGACAAAATCGTTGAAGATGGCCAATGTGTTTGGAAAGAGTTATGCGAGTTTAATTTAATGAAACATATAAAGCGTGGTATAAACAAGATAGGTATTGTATTCAATACGGATCCGCACAATAAGCCAGGGGAGCATTGGGTGTCGATGTTTATTGATGTTCGTGCCAAGGTTATATTTTTCTTCGATAGTACGAGCGATAAGCCACAGAGATATATTAAACGATTTATGAAAATGGTACGAGAACAGGGAATGCAGGCGGGAATCAATTTTGAAGAATACATCAATGATGTTCCGCACCAGAAAAATGATTCAGAATGCGGTGTGTATTCTATATTTATGATAATACATATGTTACTTGGTAAAATGACCGTTCATGACTTTATGGATAAGAAGAACAAAATGACCGACAAATATATGCAACGGTTTAGACGCCGGTTTTTTAACGTGGATGAGAAAGTACCAACGCCAGCAGTGGATTTTTAAGGTGTCCGAAAATATTTTATTCGTATTATATATAGTATTATATAGCATTGAATACATCAAAATGCCGACATCTAAATTGCGTAAAAATCGAAAACAGCCAAAGTCAACTATCACAAGAATGAACCGAAACCGGAAACGTCGATCACGTAAATTAGTGACGAAGACGCATAAAATAAAGCTGGGTGGGGGCATATTTTCGTCATTTTATACTTACGATCGGCTTTTAGCCGAGTTAGAAAAAATAAGTACACTCCCGGATATTCAAAAACAGTTGAAAGGTTACGTTCAACAAAATATTGATAGATTTAAAGATATTACTATAGAAGAACGAGACAACGCTAAAGCACAATTAAAAGAGTATTTGGCCTACATTGAACCCATTGTTAAATCCGATAGTGAAGATACGCAATTATTAAAAGAACTGTCAGATCTAAAATCAAAACTACAACTACCGAAAGACCAAGAACTATTCAAAATGTATGATAATACATACAAAGAATTACTTAAGAATAAAAATGTTAACGTGGTATTAAAACCAGAAGAACGTGACTACATCAGAAACATGAATAAAAAACTTAAAGACCTCACCAGTAGCTTTGGTTATCGATAGCATCTTATAAATTAAAAAAACCAATCTATTACGTATAATTTGTATTTATGTAGTATTTCATCATTATATGTAATAATATAATGATGAAAATATTTGTTTCTGGGTCATGTCGTTTAGTAACAACAATAAATAATGGTTATGATAAAGTTATCCCGATACATTCTATGTTTCATAATTATGCAGGAGTTAATTTTTTAGGTAAATTACATAATACTAAACAGCATATTCAATTTATAAAATTTATAAAGGATGAAATCACAATACCGAATAATATTTTATCAAGTTTTTTAACATCGTATTCTAGTATCAAATGTGACGAATGTGAAGACAAATCATTACTTCCATTAAAGAAACAAAATATCAAAAATCAATTTGATGAATGCGAATGGTATTTGTTTGAAATTTGTTCATTAAAGTTATATAGAAATGATGATTTTGAAGTTCAATATGAACTTACAAATGATTATTATAATTATAAATTACAAACAGAAGAAGAATTATTGGAAGATTTACATACACTTAGAGCATTAATACCGTTAAATAAAAAAATATTATTCCAAGTGCATTTTAGACCCAATATAATATTTCACAATCATAATAAAATAATAAAAAATAGAGAAATTATATATAACGTAGTTACTCGATTTTGTGAAACAAATGAAAACACGTTTATATATGACCCAAGCATTTTACTTATGTCAAACCAATCGTTATTTGACAACGATACACATTTTACACATGATGGACATATAGAAAGTTTTAATTATATATACAATAATTACTTTATGAAATATATCTACTAACTTTACAGATGTTAAAGATTATAATGTCGAAAATGAATAACTTATATAAACGTTCCATTCTACATTTATATAATCATATACATAGACCCCCCCCGGAACTCCGCTCCAACCCATTCTCGATAGATATATGTCATCTCTCGAATCTACGGAAAACAAGCAACTATTATGGGGTGTATTAATGGAAGAAGGTATATTTGAATCAATTCCACGTAGTATTCCTATCGAGGATTTACAACGGGTATTTGAGACAACGTTGCACAATCTATCGAATGCAGTCTTGCAATCCGCTTCACCGCAGCCATCATTAAGAGAACTGAATAGGATCGCAATTCAAAACCTAGTTGTATCGATCCCTCGTGCAGTGTCGGCGTTAACCGCTACCAGTAAACAACAACAACAACAACATATCATGGCCGATGATTTTCATAATCAAAAACGCCAAGATATAGAAACCAAACTTCGAGAGAAGGAGGCAGAGATGCGGATGTTTTTAGACAGACCCAAACCACCCGATATTGATTTTTCAGACTTTCCACGTAAAAACTCTGCATCAGCAGCCCGATCGTCTCTAATCGAAGTGGTGAATATTGATACGGCTGCATCAATGTCGGATATAAGGTTACGACACAAAGATACATCTTATAATAACGAGAACAATGACAACAATGACAACAATGACAACAATGACAAGAATGCATTCGATACACCGATTGGGGATGATATGGATCGTCTAATCGCAGAGAGAATAGCTGCACGAGAGCGTGATTTGGCAGAAATAACGCAAAGAATCAAACCGGATGATGTGTCAAAAACGGATATGATGGTGATGCGGACACCTGTCCCACCGCCACCCCCAGCATCAATGTCCAACCCAAAAGTGCGTTTTGCAGATGAAATCAGTACGATATTAGATGACGATGTTCAACCGGTACGAGAAATAGATGAAATATATTCGAAATTAAAGAGAAAGCAGTTGATCCCTTTACCGGCTGCGTTGCTATCGACGGATTCGGTTATTATAGCAACAGATACCCCGCCGAATACGGATACAAACGTATCAATGATGCGAATTGAGGAGATATTTCTAGAAATAAAAGACATGTTTCGAGAGATACAGAATAATATGCAAAGATAAAAACAATTACAACCAGTCAAAACGAGACTTTTCGCCCTCACCAGACTTCGGATCCGCTGGTATGATAATACGTCGCCCGCGTTCTACCATATTTCCCATTTTATATAATTCGATATCATAAAGAATGTGCGTATCACGATCCTCTGCGTATTCTTTACCATTAACGACCAATTTCCGTAAGGCAATCGTTTTTACTGTTTTATTTAATTTCGAAGTTTTGTCATCTTCTTCCAATGCGATATCGGGTTTATATGCAAGCGAGTCTTCATTTACATCGGCACCAAATGAGTAGCAATTCAGGCGTTCTTTGGAGTCGGGATTTGCATGTATCATGCAATCAAATGACGATTCTTTTACAGCTGTTAATATCTGCTTAGTGATGCGTTCTTTTATATTCGATATTTCGTAAAGCGACTGGTCGGTACTCATTGGAGTTACATTATCGGTTTTGCTTTTATCATTCATTCGAATATTAAGTGATTCATCATTCTCGACGGCCATTTGGCGACCGCTAAAACGCATGACATATAAAAACACATCGACAGTTCGTAATTCTTCTGGGAGGTCAATGTGACTGCAAATACGACGAGCGCGTCCGATAATTTGTTCTGTACGAACAGGATGCCAATAAGGCTCGGCTATGTGAACATAACGGACATTACGCAAGTTAATACCTTCGGCACCTGAAGCGGTAATCATAAGCACTTTTATCACTTCACCAAACATATTATTTGTAAAACGAGTGGATAGCTGATCCGTTATTGTTTTCGGCACATTTTTCCATTTACTATTAAATATATTTCGGATGATTTCCTTTTCTTCGGGTGTTTCAGTTCCGGTATAAAGTGCAAAACAAGGGCGTTCTTGTTCTTCGGGTTTCATGTCGATTGTCCAATCACCGAGGGATGACTGCTTTATTTTAAATTGCGAAAACCCGTTTGTTTCGAGAATGAGTTTTAAAATGCCGATACCTTCGAGTGTGCGAAATTGACTATAGACCAAGTGAAGGCCGACATGTTCTTTTGTTATGATATTTTGAAGCATATGGAGAAACTTGGGGCTGTATGTTACGAGTTCTTCCGGGGTTAAATAACTTCCCGCACTAACTTCAAGGTCACGCATTGCTTTTACGATGGCGGCTTGATACTGAGCAACATATGCCTTTTTACTGCTACGTCCTTCAGCTTCAGGTGCAGCTACAGCTGCTGCATCCATTCCACTAGATGCGACAGCTCCAGCCGATACAACTGACTCACCTGTAATTATAATATCATCATCATCAACGGATTCAACGCCGTCGACCATATCTTCGTGTAAAGCATTCTCTGGATTTAGATCACTATCATTGGCTGCCGATGCAGCTACAGCTTTACCTTTTCCTTTTCGACCGGGTACGACAAGACCATTCGTTATTACTTTCCCAATACGTGCAGCGATACTTTCGGCGGTTTCGTTAATTTCGCCCATAACACTCGGATCGGGTACGCCACCAAGAGCAGCTTTCTTATCGAGTTCGGATAATGCAGATTCCTTATCATTCGGTAAAGGACGACGAATTGATGCTGGAAACACGAAATTACAAAATGCTCGTGAAAAAATGCGATATGTAGTTGAAACGTCGTCATATAGATCACCAACCCCGCCGCCGCCGCCGCCACCGGCATTACCTTTTTTCCCTTTACCGGTCCCACGTTTTTTCGCATTTTTCTTCATTTGAGATTCTTGGTTACGTTCCATATCACGAACTCGTGAATAGATTGCGAATTGATAATCGCTCATTTCAACCTCGACCAAATGGAAATTCGATGCGGAATCGTAAGTTGGTAATAATTTCTCTTGAGCGCTGCGGAAATAGGAGGTTAAGCCCAATATACGCCGTATAAATAAGTCACGGTTTTTTAACTGTAACGTTGCTGGATCTATAAATAAAGAATTAAAGTCATCTAATTTATCTGGAAGGGCTGTATATGGTGTTTGTTTATTTGTAGAAGCCGAGACCACCGATATACCATTTTCACGCAATTTTTGAATAATGACACGTTCAAAAGCGGCATCACTAAGTAGGCCATTTTCGGTAGAAGTGACATCTGTAAATTTGGTTAAGGACAATGAATCTTTTGCATCGGATGCAGCAGAATCTTCACCCACTACTGCGTCGGGCTTTCCACGTCGAACTACACCTCTATATTTGGATGATACTGGGTCATAATCCCGAACAAATCCAAATGGATTTCGCGTGATAATCAATTTTTTAGTTCTAGCATTATAATCCATATAATCAAAAGATAGACCGATACCTTTTGCAAAATTACTAGCGGCGGCAGCGGCGGCACCGGCGCGCGGTTTTACACGACCAGTCCCAGCAGACAAACCAAATATATCTTTAAATGTATCCAAACTTGGTTTTACGGTTGAATCTCCGCCGATTGTAAATACCCAATTATCGATATTACCGCGAAGAATATTAAACAATACTGCAATTTCGTTTGGATAATTAATAATCGGGGTTCCGGTTAAGAGTACAACCTTTGAATTTTGAGCTGAAAGTAAAAACTGATAGAGGCGATATGCCATTGTTGTAGTTTTTTTCAATTTATTAACGATTCGGCTTACAAAATTATGAGCTTCATCAATAATGACGACTGAATTATCAAACGGGTTATGTGTATACCCATCGGTCATACTTTTCAATTTTTCGCTACGTAATCCGTTATAATTAATAAACTCGTATTTAACATTTATCATTTCATCGATTTGCCTGTCTACTCGAACACGCTGACTAGGTGTTAATTCAGTCTCATAATTGCTTTTTTTCGTTACATTTACCATCCACGCTCCACCGTTTGCACGAACAAATTTGTCGTCGGGAAACATCAATATTTGCGATAATATGTGTGTTAATTCTGGATTACCACGTGACTCGATAAATTCCCAATATTGGTTTTTCTTATACATTAAGTCACCGCATTTCGACTTCATCTCCTCAATATAATTCATCCGAAGTGATGCAGGAGTCATGACTACAATCTTCTTAAATGTTTTTAATCCTTCTGCGATTGCGATTGACGAACATGTCTTTCCACTACCCAATCCGTGAAACAATAGTAACCCACGATATGGTGAATAAATATTTAAATAATCACGAACAATTTTTTGGTGTGTCAATAAAGATACAGAGGCAGAATCATCGCCGCCATATAATGCTTCACATGAAATGTCGCTTTCGCCTGACGTGAGTTCTTCTCTGTAAGAGCGGAATAAAGCATTTATGTATTGAATGAATTTTGACCTATTATTCATATAAAATTCAGATGCCTGTATCTGTGGAAGAGGAGTTTTGGCTGGAATTCTTTCGGATAGAATAGTATCGCCAATTTTATAGGATGATGTTAATGTAGCAGGTTCGCTCTTTTCCTTTAATTTCTTTAGTTGTTCTTTTACCGCGGTTGCTGCAACAGAAATAGATGCGGATGATGGAGGTTTTTTCAGTTTAAACATTCTACTTTTTTGAGACGGTTCCTTTACAGAACTATCTGGGGCCGCTGCCGCTGCCGCCACAGGAAGATCACCCAACTCTAAATCGAATTCTTTATCTTTATCTTTCTCTTCCGACATTGCAATTGCGGCGGAAGCAGCTGATTGTTTGGGTGGTTTGTTAGATTGAAGCACTATACGTTTTTGTAGCTTTAACGCCTTGGGCGATTCATCGATCTCGCTTACTAGATTGATCTCTTCTGATTCTGAACCTATATGTGCTTTTGAGGGTAATGGTAATGGTAATGGTAATGGTAATGACACGAGTTGTTTAATCGGGACTACTCTAGATCTTTTCATTCGTTCAATTATTTCAGCTCGATCTATGCCGGATATATTACGCTTATCAACTACAAATGCAGAAGATGTCGGTTTATCAGATCTGGCTGCAACCGCATCTGATGCTGATGCTCCGACACCTCCAGAGCCAAAACCAGAACCGGGGTCAGCATCAACGTCAATATCATCTACAATATCTTTAGGTTCACCAATATGAAACTCTTTTTTCGCATTGGCCTTGACAGTATTAAATCCCGATAATTTTCGAGGTTGTTTAAATACGTCGGCCGGTAATCGGCGTGGTATATTGATTATAATTCCGGTATCTTTGTTTCCCTGTTGTGTATCTGGTTTTTTTGTTAAACTAAACCGGTTTAATATATCCAGTTTAGATGCCATTATTATATTATATATACAATAAAGATTATATAATATAACGCCTTTACTTTGTCATAATTAACCGTATCGCCATTTCACATGTTGTTTGTTCAGCCTTCTTCTTGATTTTATGCGATGATTGTGCAAAAAAGATAAATGCCTTTCCGGTTGTATTAATAATACGATGAACGCCGGCAAATCCATCACTGAGACTTTCAAATGGAACAGCTCGTTCAGGATGTTCGGACACTTCGTGAATTGGTTGTCCTAAACATAAAAACAGACCCATAGTATATCCCGTATCAATATCTCTAGACAATTCAATATAATCGGGAGTTGTTTTAAATTCCTTCTGGATTTTCACCTGAAGAATATTTTTATAATTATCGTCATTTTTTATGAGATTTACCCAGTCGATATGTTGTTCAAATATGTTCTCAATGAAAATCTGAGCAATCTGAAACCCTGGGCCGCAAACAAATACCTTATCGAACCAATGATCCTCATCACGAATATTCACTTTGTTAAAGTCCAAAAAAATAGCACCAATAAATGCCTCAAATAAACAACCCAACTTTTTAAGATTGGTTCTGGTCTTCTTTTCCTCTGCATGTTTTGAAATAATAAACCATCGATGAAGACCCATTTCAAGTGCAAATTTACCGATAGTTTCATTTTTTACAATCGCAATTTTCTTTTCAGTCATAAACCCCTCATTTTCTTTAGGGAATCGACGATACAGATAATATTTAGTAATACATTCGAGAACCCCGTCACCTACAAACTCAAGACGCTCGTTTGATTTAGTGCGAAGTGGCATAGCTCCTTCAGGTTGATCCAATAAAGTAATATTATCTAGTTCATTCAGAAGTTTAGGGCGTTTGGTATAGGAACGATGAACGAATGCACGGCGATATAATTCTATATTATGAACCTGAGATGGAATACCATATTTAGCAAGAATGTTCTCGATTTCAGCCACTCCAATCTCGATATTTTCATTATTATATGGGTTGAACACGTATTTTCCGTCTTCAACTCGTACAATATCATCGTCGTTATATATGTTTTTTCCCTCGCCAATACCGGACTCCCCACCCCCACCATCGGTGCTTTCAGTAATGTTTAGCAAAATATTATTATCATTATCATTATCGGAATCAGTTTCAGACGATGAATGTTGTTGAGGATGTGAACGTTGACGAAACATGATATTATCGTATGGATGGTATATATTACATAATAATATGTATTTAAGCGAATATAGTACAAACAAAAAATAATTTTAATCTTTATATTATTTATAATCTGATAATTAAACAAAAATGGGTGTTAGTGGACCTAAAAGAGTACGTATGAGTGCGTCGATGACGAACAAGGGGTGTCATTTTGGCAGTATGCCTGGTATTGCTCCATCGATTGGTCGTGGTACGGCTACGTCGATTGCCTATAAAAGTCGAGGTTTGTCCTGTGATTGTCTTGGCAAAATCAAGTTTCAGTCTTGTGCCGAGCAATATCAGTATTTAGTGGATAAAAATTTGATATTCAACTGCAAACTTACTGGTGGAACTGGCCGTCAGGTATATTCTAAGAACTGTTAATTTCACGTAAAGACAGATATAATATTACATCACACAGATATAATATTACATCACATAGATATAATATTACATCACACAGATATAATATTACATCATATATATACAAAATGGTGAACTCTAAGGTTGCTCGTAGCGTTATGTTTAACAGCACCGGCCCTACCAATGGTATTAGAACCGATACCAACAATGGTGGTGGTGGTAAGAAAGGTGGTGCTATGCCTTCTGGTACAGGACAAATGAGAAGCTTCGCAATGCGAAGCACAGTTGCGGAACCAGCCAAGAATAAGAATTTTCTATTTAAGTTTATCGAGAGAGTAGATCCGGGTCGTCACTCTGGACCCAAGCTATAATATACGGTATACGGTATACGGTATACGGTATACGGTATACGGTAAAAAGGCATAAATACTACCATTATAATTATACACAATCGGTCTATAATTATATTTATAAAATGAAGATTGAAACTGATATTAAACTGGATTTCCAAGATGTTCTATTCCGACCCAAACGGTCATCATTATCGTCGCGAAGTGAAGTTAAGCTGACGAGAGAATTCGTATTCAAAAATGGGTATAAATGGACGGGTATTCCAATTATGGTATCGAATATGGATACTGTTGGAACATTTGAAATGTATAATGCTCTTCACAAGCATAAAATCATAACGTGCTTTCATAAGCATTATAATTTAGAAGATTATCCGTCTAATTTAGACCGAAACTATTACATGATAAGCACTGGTATAACAGTTAAAGATGCCGAAATACTGGATGCGGTTATCCAAAAGCTTAATCCATTATTTGTATGTATTGATGTGGCCAATGGATATATGAAATCATTCGTGGAGTTTGTTCGTCAAACACGAATGAAATATCCGGAAATCGTTATTGTATGTGGTAATGTCGTATCACGTGAGATGGTTGAAGAACTCATCATGAATTGTGGTGCTGATATTGTAAAAATCGGTATAGGAAGTGGTAGTGTTTGTATAACCCGACTACAGACTGGAGTAGGCATGCCACAATTATCGGCGGTGATAGAGTCATCAGATTCCGCACATGGACTAAACGGGTTCATCGTTTCGGACGGAGGTTGTACTACACCGGCAGATATTGCGAAAGCATTGGGTGGAGGTGCTGATTTTGTTATGTTAGGAGGAATGTTGGCCGGACATGATGAATCTGGTGGAGAGTTGGTAGTAGATGATACCACTGGACAAAAATACAAATTATTTTATGGAATGTCAAGTTCGACTGCTATGGATTTGTATAATGGTGGTGTTGCGAATCATAGGTCGGCTGAAGGAAAAACCGTGAAAATTGCATATCGAGGTTCGGTTGAACATACTATTTTGGATATTCTCGGCGGTATTCGTTCGACTTGTACATATATTGGGGCAAAACGAGTAAAGGATATCTCCAAATGTACTACATTTATTCGCGTGAATAATCAGGTAAACAACGTTTATTCTGGAAAAGAACATAAGGCCTAATTATAATGATAAAGTATTGGTGAAACATATACAATACGACAAACATACTTTATGATTATAAAAATAGATTGTCGAGAGAAGGAATTATTGGATATAATGGTGCCTAAATCAGTGGCGATAGCGTCATCGTCCGATGCTACAACCGTACCGTCATCCGCCGAGTTTTATATGATGGATTTAGGTGATGGTATGACAATGAAGATACCCCTACCCAAAACAAAATCTACGAGTATAAAGAACCGTCGTGTAACCCCAGCCCCACTCATAGACACCCACGAGATCAAATCCGAGAGGTTGCCATTAGGCGATATCATTATATACGACCCTCTACAAAATAAAGAGATTGTAATGTTCGAGCGAAAGACGTTATATGATTTAGCTGCAAGTATTCAGGATGGGCGATATAAAGAACAATCATTTCGTCTATCACAAACTGTTGGTTTTCACAATCACAATATAATCTACATCATAGAGGGTGACCTTTCCAAATACGATGCAAAACGAGGCCGGATTTCAAAGACAGCCATTCAAAGTGCAATGGTATCCCTTATGTATTATAAGGGGTTTTCAGTATTTCGCACCATGAGTGCTGATGAAACTGCCGGGTTCATATATAATTTTGCAGATAAGGTTGATAAAGAAAAAGACGAGCAAGGATTTTATTTAGGGGGTCAGAAATCTACATCAGGCGAAATAGGAATCGCCGCCACTGCGATCAACAATACAGACAATACTGGTAATAATACAGTGACAACTATGTATTGTGAGGTGGCATCTAAAAAGGAGAAACGAGACTATATAACCCGAGAGAATATAGGCGAGATAATGCTTTCACAAGTTCCAGGGATAAGTCCGAAGATTGCAATGGCAATAATGAAGAAATACAGCGGATCCTTGTTTGATTTTTTATCTGATTTGAAACGTAAAACAGATGATTATGAAGATAGCCTGTCGCCAGAATTATCACCCCCGTCGCCGTTACAATCACAATCACATACTCCGATGAATAAAAACAAACTAAAGCATATATTGGAATGCTTTAAGAATGTCGATTTAGGTGGAGATAATGCGAGTTGTGGTAAAAAACGGAATATAGGAAAGGCTACGATAGAAAAGTTGTGTTATTTTTTATCGTGATATAATATTAGTTTAATATAGTAGTAAATTGCGATATTATCATAGGCAACCCGTAATATGCCACCAAAATCAAAATCAACATCAACATCAACATCAACATCAACATCA